TGGGTTTTGTTGGGCCAACTGAATAGCTGCTTGATACTGCATAACCCGTTGGGCCATAGTAGAGGCGTTAGGGTTACTAACAGGAGAGACTTCCACGTTACCGTAGTCTTCCGCGCGGCTGTGTGGTTTATCGTCGTAAGATATGATGTCATATCCTTCGTCTCCTGACTCTTTAATGATGTCAGCTAATAACTTGATTTCCTTATCAAATGCGTAGTACACACGACTCTGTACAGCAGACATGACTTTAAGCGTACGCTCTAAAATCGCCAACGTGGTGCCCACAGGGGTTTGCCCACTCATATCGGAAATCTTAAGGTCTGCTACAGACGCCATACGACGTCCTTCGTCCACAACCGTTTGCAGTAACTGATACAGCGTAGCTGACGGCTCTTTATACGGTAATGGCAGAATGTTGTCTTTAAGCGCTCCAGATGGCACGTCTACGTCTTTAAATTCGCCCGGAGATATCGGTGTGTCATCCCCAATAACCCGCATACCACGTGTTTTAAACCCAGCCGGCAAGTTAGATAACGTACCTGCATCCACCAACTGACGCATGATAGACGTCGCATTACGCGCAAAACCGCCAATAATCTGAATCAGACCGAACCCATAGAACCCATCAGCAGGCACGTAAGGGTAGTGTACATAGTACTGTTTCTTGTTTTTAAGGGGGTCATCTTCACGCCAGTTGCGTCTAATACCGATGATCTCCATCGAGCTTTTCTCAATAGTCACTACATAAGGCAATGCTATCTCTGTCGGCTCACCTGACTCGTCCAAATCTTCAAAACCCTCAAGATCAAGGTCGACCATCATCTCCAACAGTATGTGTCTGTCGTCGTACAAGGCTGAATAACCACCTTCACGGTCTTTTGCTTCTTGGATTTTGTCATATTGACGCGCTGGTTTATCGATTGGAACGTCTTTATAAAACCCAGAAACCTGCAGTTTTCGTAGCTCATTATGCGTTTTACGCATGACATAAGACGCCCGTGGGCAACTCTCCAGATCGGACGTGCCATAAGACACCACGAAGTCCTCAGCTGGGATAAACACACTGGTCTGACGCCCTAATGATGGGTCAAAATACACCTTTTTAAACGCTGATCCAATTAACGCCTGCGCCCAGAAGGTTCTCTCCTGTTCGTTTCTAAATTCAGGCATCTTCTTCATGATCTGATAGTTCATGTCATCCGCAACACGTTGCGCCGCTTCTAACTTATCAGCTGTCTGTTTACCAAACACTTGCGCTGTGACAGGACCGTCCGCTGGTAAAGTCTCAGTAATCATCTCAGCTTGGAACCTAACAACCGCTTCTAGCAATAACGGGTGATTAACCCCGCATGCACCGGGCCACGGCTCCATACGATCTTCGTAGTTAAGACCTAGCAGTTCTAACCCGTCTTTATAGGTGTCTTCCCACTCTTTTCTGGAGTTTTTATCGTTTTCGTAGTCGTTAATTAAGTCGCTCGCCAACGATGCTAGGTACGAATCATCTAAAAACTCTGCTAAGTTGTCATCAAATGCAGGCACTTCTTCCATACCTTCTGAGTAAGACGCATAATATTCTTCACCTGTCTCTGGGTCTACGTCCTGAATCTCGATCTCAATCGGTTCTTCGTCTGTTGCATTTATGTCAAAAGGTGACATCCCCTGCGAAATTGCCATATTTTACCTCTACCTCGTTAATAGTACGGTCTGCGTCTCCGCAGTGGTTGCGTCTCATATTCCTCGTCACTCAGCGTTTTGACAAACCCACCTTGTCGGAATCTCATCAACGCCTGCGATACTGTATCGACCAAATCGTCATGCTCACCTGCAGGGAAGGAAGCTACCTCGTCAATAACCTCTTCTGCCCAGCGAGTATCAGGAGCCCATACAAATCCTGATGCAAATATATCAGCAATACTGTTTAAACGGGAAATCTTATCATTCCCCTTTGTCGGGGTGTACTCCTGCACAGGTATCCCCATACGGCGTAGCTCGTATATTAACGGCGCCCCAGACGCCCTTTTCTCAATAATCACCCCATCAGGCGACCACTCACGGTAGGCATCTATCGCCCACTGCTTCAACTCAGGAAACTCCACACGCTTCTTCACTGCATCTAGCAAGATAATATTCGTCTGCCGCGTGCCATCATCCGCATTGTCCTTATAAAACACCCCCCACACCGTCATCGCGCTAAAGTCAGCATTGTTATGCTTCTCAAACGCCGTATCCCACGACATCAGCACATACTCGATATTGCTCGGTGGATCCTGTTTATCCCACGTTTGCCACCATTCTCGCTTGATGATAGCCCCTTCTTCCGATGTAGGCTGCTGCTGATACTGTGCTTGCCACTTCGCGTTTGGAATCTCATCCTTAACCGCTTGTAGCTCTTCTAACGACCAATATTCAGGCCATAAGGGGCTGCCACTCGGCAAAATAGCAGGAAACTCGATCAAATCCCACTGGTCCATATTGTCGCTACGCATCGAGGCTTTGATGATCTGCCCTGTTAAGTCCCGCATATGCCAGCGAGTATTATGACTTACGACGCCATTAGCTATAAAATTTTCTGTGCGCTCTATTTCTACATCAAATACTTCTTCTTCACCGCCGTAGGTGATAGAAATTATAGGGTCAACTGTGAAGTCTGAGATACGCTGCAGCTCTTTCAAGTACATCTGGCGTTTTACCATATCCAACTGCGAGATTGCAGTCATTACACAAGAGCCCTCTAACTTTTCCTGTGTCATGGCAGTGGTCGATGCACAACTTTCCGCTCCAATGCGCTCTTGTGTTTTCGCTAGAAGGATGACACCCGCATACATCACACCTGCCACCACGCTCTTCAACCATAGCGTCATATGACATACATGCGCCGCAAAGTCCCGGTTTTGTTTTAGCTCTTGGAGGTCTATTGCATCCTTTGTTACTACAAGTTGGTCCCCTAACTTCAAATACTTCAATCTTGTCCATTCTAGTACCCCATTGTTCATCACAAGAAACGGATGTCTCTCGTTTGCGCGTACTGTTCTACCAGATTGTGTTTGTATTTGGTATATGGCATCAATACCATTTGACCGGTGGTTTAGAACTTTAGACGTTGTTAATTTACCTTCATCGAAAGTAGCTACTATATCTTCCGGTTGTATGTCGCGTAACGGTTTTTCACTGCCATCAGCCATTAATACAGGGGTATCGCCAGTCATACACATGACCACAATGATAGCCCCACCCGGTTGTAAACGCTGACGAGGGCCGGACGTGTACCATTCATAGACTTTATCGTAGACAGCTGGGTTCGTCTGAGCAGCAATCGCCTCGCTCTCGGTGTGTGGGTCATCAATAATCGCAATGTCAGCCCCCCTACCCGCTAACGCACCCCCAACACCTGTCGCAAAATACTCCCCTCCGTGGTTCGTGTTCCATCGCCCCGCCGCTTTCGAATCCTGTCTTAGGTCAACATCTGGAAAAATCTCCCTGTACTCCTCACTACCCACCAAGTTACGCACTTTACGACCGAAGCCTTCCGCCAACTCTGAGGTGTTTGACACCTGCATGATCTTCTTTTTAGGGAATTTACCCAGCAACCATGCAGGCAGTAGGTAGGAAGACAGCTCCGATTTGGTATGACGTGGGGCAAGGTTAATGATGATCCTTTTTCTCTCACCTGTGGCAACAGATTCAAACAGCTTAGCCATGCGTTTATGGTGATTACCATTCACAAAATCAGGCCAGATATACTCAACAAATGCCATAAAGTCGTTCTGGGCGCGCTCACGCAACTCCCTACGCTTAAGCTCCTCTACAAATGCATTTATCCTGCGTTTTTCATCAGGGGTAGCGTTTGCAAGGGCAGCGTTTAGCTCTTCTTGGTTCATAATGAGGTGAATTCTGCGTCCAATGCAGAGGATGAGTCGGGTAATGCCCCGCGTTTAGCGATGCTTTTAAGCAAGGAAGACAGCTCAGATTCTAGCTCAATAGTCGATTTTTGGTTGATATTAAGCTCAATTGTATCTGAAAACAGCCCTACTTCGGAAGATTTAGCTAGATATTCTAGCGCTTTTAGACTAACTTTCGGATCTTCGTTTTCAGCATGCTCGAACAGTTTAAACACCACATAGTTCCGCATTTTGTTGGAAGGTTCCGCCAAAACATAGTCATGCTTAGCCAGCATTTTCTCAAGAACGATAGCCGCACCTAGCGTAGTAGGTTTAGCCGGGGCGTTGGGTGATGCAGTATATATCTGCATAGCCTCGTTTTTATCGTCTGCCGTGGGTTCAGGCAAATCAAACCCCATACGCTCCATAAATGAAGCGCGGATAGTGAAGCACTCTCTAGCGTTAGCTAGCATACTTCTGTACTCGTCAGGGTCGTCTGACGCAGGCTCTATGTAAAAGTCTTCTTCCATAGGTGATTTTAGGCGTGAGGGCTAACCACGAAATTTATACCCACCCCCACCGGGGGTATGGGACCCAAACCGATTATACCTAAAAAATATTATGGCGGGTACTGGGGGGGTCCCTTTTTATTTTTCTAGCATTAATTTAACAGCGTTTAATTATAGGGGTTTGCATAGGGTAGGATGAGATTTATAAAGTAGCAATACGTTGGATAGGATTTATAAAGTAGCAATACGTTGGATAAAATCTATAAAAACTAAAAATGTTTGTGTGGATTAGAGATAAGGGGATCGCGCAGAGCGATTCAGGAAAGGGGGGTACCCTATGGACTGGGGGCGCCATTGTGGGAAATTGCCAGAAAAACAGCGACCAGCGACCAACGACCATATCGTCATACCGTATGACGATAAAACAATACTTGACACGACAATAGACTACTGGCATAATAAGCACCGTAGACAATTTATGTTTTGTCTATCCGACCGCGGCGGGAACCGCGTGGCTCACGTCCCATTAGGGCAAGGTGGAAAAATGGCTACAACAACTAAACATAAAAAACATAAATTGACTGGCAACC